AGACTTGCTAACGATAATGATTCTGCTAGATTAGCTACAGACTGACGAATTGCAGAAACTACTTGAGCAAAAACTGCTCCCAAGAAATTTTGTACCTTCCAAGTAAGTTCCTTTGCAGTAACTAATTTACCAGAAACTATATCAAGAAAATCACCACCTTCTGCTTTAATAAGAGTTCCTGCACTATCAGCTATATCTTCAATAAGATATGATAACTCATAATCTAATGACTTCCAAGGACCACCAACACCATTAGCAGTAGCAAATGGTTTTGTAGGATTTGATGGTTTTGCTGGATTTGTACCACTTCCATTAAGACCTTGTGCACTTTGAATTCCATCTGGTGATCCTTTACCACCAGCTTTACCTGTTTTACTACCTGGTAATGAAACACTATTATTATCAGAATTCCTAATATACCCTTCGGCTTTAGTCCTTGCAGTTACATCATTGGGTGCTGATGGATGTAAAGAAGCAGCATTAGGAGCAATACCTGGCTCCATTGTTTCTCCAGTAAATGCAAATTGTTTTATATCTTTAGACTTATTATCCTTATTAACTCTCATAACACCAATTACAATTGGCATCTGAGCAGATTCCCCATCCATAAAGAATCCCATAACGATAGCACCAGGTTGTAATTGACCAGATGATTCTCCTTGCTGATCATTTCCTGCTTGGCAAGTATGTTGCAATACTGTTGCCCAAGGTAATTCTTTAGTAGGTAAATCTGAAGTAGTACCACCACGTACATTAGTATAATAACCAAGTACACGACATTGAACCCTACCCAATTCCATAGGATCATCAGTTGCTTCAACTTCACCAACCCACCAAGTGAATCCGTCTTTTCCAACAAAATTTACTTGGGGTTCTCTGGTAATACCTTCAATCGTTGCTGGCATTGTTATCTTAATTCCTTCATTTTATATTTAGCTGTCTATCCCACCTTGAGCATTTTTACGTTGACTATCTCCTTCAGGAAGCATCAATCCTATATTTCCAGATATAGATACTCTTTCTTTATCACAATTATAAAATGGATAAACTGCATGTAAAAGTTTTGAAGGGAAAAATAACATAGTACCTTCTCGTGATGGTGCCATTTCATAGTTATGCATAGAAGGTTCTCCTAACATATTCACATATCTAAATTGAAAATTAGATATTTCTTGTGAATTAGCACGTGCAATAGGAAGTTCCTTCTGCTCTCTATAATCTGTAGGAATTTTCATCCAAACTACAAAACTATAAATCCCAAAATGATTATGAACTGGATTAAATTCTGTTTGATATTGATGATTGACCCAAAAATCTGCTAGGTAATATGGGACATTCTTACTAATTGGAAAGTTAAAACCAATATTATAAAACTCCTTAGCATATATGCCAGTCATTTCATGTAAAACATTATTCCAAAACCAATTATCCCTATCTTCTAAAGTAATACTCTTGGTTATATTACCAGCAAGAAATTCTTTCATATCTTGCTCATCTTTCTCTGCTTCACCTACTATATCCCATAGGTAAATCATTTCTTCTCTACTAAGTTGCCTTTCTAACCATCCACCAAGAGGAGGTCTTATGGATTTAGTTGTAGAATTTACAATCCTTGTTATACTCATTTAACCCTCCCATGCATTGTATTATTAATACGTGTGTTATCTTTAGGTATAAAGAATTGACTAATACAATATCTACCTAATCCATTCAATTCAGATCCCTCCATATCAATAGGGGTTGCTTGATGTAACAAAGGACCAGGAAAAACTATTGTCCTATTATATTCTAATTCAATTTTCATGTCAAATTCTGGAAAAATTAAATCTCCACCAGTAAATGCTTTTGGTTCTTTATACAACCATGTTAATGATGTATATACAGATACATCAAAGTGAGGTCTATACTCATTACCATTTTGATAATATAATAACTGAGTATAATACTTTTCTACAGTACGACAATTAAAATACCAATGCCCATGATTAATTAATATCTTTGGATCTACTACTACATTTCGTAATATATTAGAGTGCTCCCTATCTTGGAACATATCATCTAACCAGACAACATAATTATTCTTTAATGTTTTTCCTGTGTCTGGATCTTTTGCTGAATCATCTAACTTCTGATCTGATGCTTCAGATGATATCATCCTTGATGGATGAGTAAAATAATCTATCTCCTTCCAAATTAAATCTAATTGCTCTTCATTATAATGATCATCAATAACAATTAAAGGAAATGGGTCATGGATGTTTTGTATTTTCATAATGTACGTGTGAACCTATAAAGACTCTTACTACCCCAAGTCATATCACCTCTAGGATTAATTCCTTGATCCATTGTATGTATTTTATCACCATAGAGATAAATTTCTGATATCACTTTTGCACCTTGAGCATAGCATTTATCAGTAGAAACTTTACCATGCCAGAAATTACCATTGAACTTGAATATCATATCACATTCTGGATGATGTGACAAGTCCAATGCGTAATTTTCCATAATAACTTCTGTATCAGAAATTACACGTAACTTATGCTTTCTCTTTCTATATGGATTACCAATACCATCTTGTCTGGTAAAATTCATAGAAGAGTACCATTCACCATCCTTTTCCCAAATACATTGCACTTCAGTAAAGTTATGGGGATTGGATTGTGCTTGATATTTATTAGTCCAATGTCCTAGTAAATAATCATCAATAATCATTCATCGTATACTCTACACTCAAATGCATCAGGATGATTATCGCAATACTGATCTAATTTCTTATCTTGATGTCTTAGATGATAATCATTAATACCTGTCTCAGGCTCATCATTCTTATGATACTCTTCATAGTAAGCATGTGAAGTTTTCAAATCCTCTTCACTATACTCATGCATACCATGATTGACATGTTCCTTATGATCCTTAGGATCAATGTATACTTCATGGTCTAGGTCATGAGATCTCTTCGCTTGAGGGTTCTCTCCGAATTCGCTCATAGTCGTCATGTTAATGTGAATGAAATTATTTATTATTATACTAGATAACAGAGTCTTTGACAAGGAATAGTTCTGTTTTCAATTTCTGACCTAAGGTCTTATGTGTCAATGATGCTATCATATAACGTCCACTATGTATCAGATCAGGGGATCTACCTTTTCCTTTTGAAAAACTATCTGGAATTATTACATCAATTCCTGATCCAGCATATAAATCTAAATTTCCAGGAATTTCAATCTGTAACTTAATAGTTTTAAGAGATTCAAACCTCATCCATTGATATGCTTGTAATTCAACCAGTGCTTCATAATTCTTCGACATCTGAGGAGATAATTTATCCCACCATTTTGGATCAAAATTTTGATTAGGTAGCATAGTATAACGTATCCTCTTAGGATAATCAACTAAATTTTTAACATCTTTATCAGATCTAGCAAATGGATTCTTAGCATTCTTTCCTAGATGAGACATATTTTTCCATGACTCTTGTAAAGAGTATCGATATGCATCAACAGACATATCTGTACTTGTTCCCATAATAGATGATGAAATGGTTACGGGATCAAACCCTATACTATATCCAGACCAAGTTCCATGACGTAAACCATTTAGAAAGTTTCTTTCATTTGGGAAAATAACTTTTTCAATTTTAAATGGATCATTAGAAGCATCATCTACTCCTTTAGGAGTATAAACATACGTATATAATGTAGTCTTTCCTGTTTTAGTATCAGTTTTATCAGTACCTTTAGCATTATTAATATCATCAATCATATTATCAATGGATTTAAAATGAAATCCTAATCCATTCTCCCAAAATGCAAACCCATTTTGTAACCCACCACCAGATTGACTTTTACGAATTGTTCTTTGTGCAATCCAATAAATTGTATCAAATGCTCTCCAATTAGGAATAATCATCTTATGCTTATTCAAAGTTTTTGGAGCAAATAATCTTTTTCCACTACCAATAAATTTTTTATTTTTAAGTAAATGTCTAACAATCTGAGATGCTTCTGTACCTTTCGTAAAGATAGTATCAGAATTACCAAAGACATTGGTAGTTTCATTCCTTATATACTCCTCTGAACAACAATTAACCATGTAAATATCATTACCTTGGTTAGTTCTAGAACGAGAAGCAATTTCATAACTTCTAAAATTATATGTTCTATCTTGAATACTACTAACAATAGCAACTTTAAAAATTTCTGATCCAGTAAAAGATTTAAGTAATCCAGCAGAATCTTCAACAATGAGCATACATTCAAGTGTTGCCTGTTCTATACTTTCATATATCTCAACACCTCTAATAAAATTCTGAAGATCATAAGCACCCTCTTTATTCTGTATCCTCTTACCATCTCTCCAGAGTGTTACTTGTAATTCAATTTCACCCGCTTGACCTGTCCTTTTAAACGTCATTTGAATAAACCTCTTAAAGGATTATTAAATGAATTTAATACAGTTGCTGTAGTTCTTAAAATAGAACCAAATCCACCTTCTGTAC